CTGCGGTCAAGACCGCGCTGCGAGACGACGCGCCGCTGGCGCAGGGCGAGCACTGCCGCTGGTGCGCGGCCAAGCCGATCTGCCCGCAGATGACCGGCGCTGTGGACCGCGCGATCAAGCAGCAGGTCATCAACATGGACGTTGACACGCTGGCTAAGTATCTGCATACTGCCGACCTCCTTGAAGACTGGATCAAAGATTTGCGTGCGCTTGCTTTTGGGCTGCTTGAGAAGGGTGCAACAGTGCCTGGCTACAAGATAGTCCAGAAGCAAGCGCGTAGGCAGTGGGTCGATGAGGCTCACGCTGCCAAGGTGCTTGGTGAAGATTTTGTTGAATCAGTGCTTCTCTCGCCCGCACAGGCCGAGAAGTTGCTGAAAAAGCGCAAGTTGACGCTGCCCGACGATCTTGTCGTGGCAGTGTCATCGGGCACGACGCTCGCCCCGGTGGATGATCCCCGGCCAGCGGTGCAGTCGTTCATCGGGCTGTCAAAAGCCCTTTCTAAACTGTAATGGAGTTTCACATGTCCAATATCGTAAAGTTCTCTGGCGCTAACCTGCCGTCTGTCACTTCCCTGTCCACCGCGCTTCGCAGCATCGCCACCGATGTCAGCGCCTCGACCACGGCCATCATCAAGATGGACCGCACGGGGCACTGGGTCTTTGGCGCTGACCAGACCGAGGCCGAGGACGACGCCCGCTGGGCGGTCAACCCCTTCTCGTTCGTCCACGGCTTCATCGCCTGGGGCGACGGCGAGGTGCTTGGTGAGAAGCTGGTGCCCGTCACCGAGCCTCTGCCTGAGCAAGACGCAGCGCCTCACGGCGCGAAGAAGGGCTGGGAGCCGCAGACGGGCCTGAGCCTGAAGTGCATCAGCGGCGAGGACGCTGGGCTTGAGGCGCGGTTCACGACCACCTCGGTCGGTGGCCGCAAGGCCGTGCAGACCTTGGCTGTTGCCATCGCCGCGCAAGTGGAGAAGGACCAGTCCAAGCCGGTGCCGGTCGTCAAGCTAGGCAAGGACCACTACACCCACAAGAGCTACGGGCGCATCTATACGCCCGTGTTCGAGGTGGTGGAGTGGGTCAGCATGGACGGTGAGGCTGAGGCAGCGTCTGAAGCTGAGGCAGCGCCTGCTGCCGGCCGTCGTCGTCGCTCGGCCTAAGTGAGAGCGGGGGCTTCGGCCCCCGCCTTTTTATGATCCTCTGGATCGACTTCGAGACGCGCAGCCGAGTAGACCTCGGCAGCAAAGGCGTCTACAACTACGCGCAGGACATGAGCACCGAAGTGCTGTGCATGTCCTACGCCTTCGATGACGGCGAGGTCGTCACCTGGACGCCTAACCAGCCCTTCCCGGAATGCATCTACGCTCACAAGGGCCCCATCTACGCCCACAACGCGGCGTTCGAGCGGCTGATCTTCTGGTACGTCCTACAGATCAACTTCGACCTAGAACAGTTCTACTGCACCGCCACACAGGCCAGAGCCAACTGTGCGCCTGGCAGCCTTGAGGACGTGGGGCGCTTCGCCAGTGTGTCAATGAAGAAGGACCACCGAGGCGCGCAACTGATCCGGCTGCTGTCCATCCCTCAGGCCGATGGCACCTTCCGCGAGGACGCGGCGCTGATGGCCGAGATGATCCAGTACTGCGAGCAGGACGTGAGGGCCATGCGCGAGATCAGCAAGGCCATGCGCCCGCTATCGGCTGAAGAGCTTGCCGACTACCACGTCAACGAGCGCATCAACGACCGTGGCGTGCTGGTGGACGTGCCGCTTGCCAAGGCCGCCATGCGCTACGCTCACGACGAGCTGGTCGAGATCGAGGAGCGCGTGGCCGAGCTGACCGACGGCGAGATCACATCAGTGCGCTCGCCCAAGATGCGCGAGTGGGTGCTTGAGCGCGTGGGCGACGAGGCCAAGAAGCTGATGCTGGTCAAGGACAAGTATTCGATAGACAAAACAGTGCGGGCGAACCTGCTCGCGATGGAGAACCCCGATGAGATACCGCCCGCTGTCGCCGAGGTCATACAGTGCGCCGACGACCTATGGGCGTCGTCAGTTGCGAAGTTCAGCCGCATGGCAGACCTGGCAGACGACGAGGATTGCCGAGTCCGTGGCGCTTTTGTCTTCGCTGGGGGTGCCGCCACTGGTCGTGCATCGAGCTATGGACTCCAAGTGCATAACTTCACTCGCAAGTGCGCTAAAGAACCTGATGCAGTACGACAGGCTATGGTCCGAGGACATAACATTGTCCCTGCCTACGGGAAACGAGTCACAGATGTTCTGCGGGGAATGCTCAGGCCCGCACTGATCCCCGCGCCTGGCAAGTCCTTCGTCGTCGCCGACTGGTCGGCCATCGAGGGCCGCGTCAACCCGTGGCTGTCGAACAGCAAGGCCGGCGAGGACAAGCTGGACATCTTTCGGCGCAAGCTCGACCCGTACAAAGTCAACGCCGCTGCGACGTACAGCGTGGCCTATGAGGAGGTCACCGGCGAGCAGCGCCAAGTCGGCAAGGTGCAGGAGCTAGCCCTCGGCTTTGCCGGCGGTGTGGGCGCCTTTGCTGCGATGGGCCGCGCCTATGGCGTTCACTTCGAGGAGGCGCAGGCTAGACGCATCGTTGACGCCTGGCGCCGCGCTAATCCGTGGGCCGTGCCGTTCTGGCAAGACCTAGAGGAGGCGTACACCCGCGCCATGCGTAACAAGGGCCATGAGTTCAGCGCCGGGCGTGTGGCGTATCTTTTTGACGGTCAGCACCTGTGGTATGCGCTGCCTTCTGGGCGCGTGCTATGCTACCCCTACGCTCGGCTGGAAAGCGACGGCGTGACTTACGCTAAAGCATCGTGGAAGCCCGCAGCCGACGCAACAGAGTGGCCCCGCGCCCGCCTCTGGAAAGGGCTTGCGTGCGAGAACATCACCCAAGCCGCAGCCAATGACATTCTGCGCCATTCTCTGCGCCAACTCGACGGCGTGGTTCTACACGTTCACGACGAGATCGTCGTCGAGACAGACAATCCCGAGGCCGTGAAGCAGGAGATGGAGCGTATCATGTGCTCCCCACCAGCATGGGCCGAGGGCCTACCCTTGGCCGTTGAGGCCGAAATCATGACGAGGTATGGAAAATGAAACACATTGTCGGCCTGTCTGGCGGGAAAGATTCGACGGCGCTCGCGCTGCGCTTGGCCGAGATCGAGCCCCGCGATTACGAGTACATCTGCAACGAAACCGGCAACGAACTGCCGGAGATGAAGGCGCATTGGGACAAGCTGGAGCAGATGCTCGGCAAGCCCATCGTGCGTGTGCGTTACGACAAAGACCTAGAGGGCACCATCGAACAGATGAACATGCTGCCTAGCGTGTTTGCGCGGTGGTGTACGCGGGTCTTAAAGATCGAGCCGACCATCGATTACATGGCCGAACTGCCGCCCAGTTCTGTTCTGTATGTCGGCCTGCGCGCCGATGAGGAGGAGCGTAAGGGCATCTACGGCGAAGACATCGCCGTGCGGTTTCCGATGCGCGAGTGGGGCTGGAAAGAGGCCGACGTATGGGCCTACCTCGACCAGCGCGGCGTGTGCATCCCTAAGCGCACCGACTGCGCCTTATGCCCGTACCAGCGCCTCGGCGAGTGGCGCGACCTGTACAACAACTACCCCGACCTGTGGGCGCGTGGCGTGGCGCTGGAGCAAAAGATCGGCGCTACGTTTCGCAGCCCTGGCCGCGACACATGGCCTGCTGATCTGGAGTCGCTCGGAAAAGAGTTCGCCAGTGGCCGCAAGCTGAGAGAATACAAGAAGAACGCCTCTTGCAGGGTCTGTTCGCTGTAAACAACAACGCCCGACAGGTAGTGGCCTGCCGGGCGTTTTCACCAAAGGAGCTAATCGATGGATTTCTTGGAGTATATGACAAGTCTTGCCCCTGAGGGCGAAACGTTTCTGATTGTCAGACAAAAACCACGCTTGCAGGACGGCGAGATACAGCTACACGTTGACGGGGCGGTCAAGGCCACCTGGCCGGCGTTCCTGCCCAACAAGCCCCGGCCCGACGGGCAGTCATGGTACGGCAACACCGCCAGCTTCATCCTTGACCGCTTCACCGACGGCAAGATCAGCGCGAGCGCCGCGAACTGCGAGTACGTCTTGTGCATGGTGCTGGACGACGTGGGCGACCCGGAGAAGGCGCCCAAGACGCCGCCCCTGGCCCCGACGTGGGTCATGGAGACGAGCGAGGGCAGCTACCAGTGGGGCTACGCTTTCACCGAGGAGCAGCCCACCAAGGCCGAGTACAGCGCGGCCATCACGGCCATCGCCGCTGCCGGCTACAGCGACAAGGGTGCGGTCAACCCCGTGCGCAACTTCCGACTGCCTGGCAGCGTCAACCTCAAGCCTGGCCGCGACGGCTTCGCCTCGCGGCTGGTCGAGTTCCACCCCGAGCGCCAGTTCAGCCTGCCCCAGATATGCGAGGCCCTTGGCGTCACCCCGGCCGAGGAGGCCGCAACGTTCCGGCCGATCCGCGTCTCAGACGACGGCGCCGATGACGTGCTGGCCTGGTTATCCGATCAGGGGCTGGTCCTCAGTAAGCCTAACGCTCAAGGCTGGGCCGGCATCGTCTGCCCTAACTCCAGCGAGCACAGCGACGGCAACCCCGAGGGGCGCTATAACCCGTCCATGCGGGCGTTTTGCTGCCTGCACTCGCACTGCATCGACCTGGATAGCGTGACGTTTTTGAAGTGGGTCGGCGAGCAGGGCGGGCCCCACCACGCGCCGGGCCTGCGCGATGAGCTGCTGGCGTCGATGATGACCGATGCGCTGGGCAAGCTGCACCCCACCGAGGCGTTCCCAGACGAGGCCAAGCGCGTGATCGCCGAGGTCGAGCGCAAGGAGCTGGGCCGCACTGAAAAGGCCGACTGGTATAAACGGTTCTGCTACGTCCAAGAGGGTGACCACTACTTCGACCTGCAAGACCGCCGAGAGATCAGCCGCTCGACCTTCAATGCGCTGTTCCGGCACATCGAGTGCCGGTCTTTGTTCGGCAAGCGCCCCAAGATCGAGGCCAGCTACTGCTTCGACGAGAATCGGCAAGAGATGGGCGCCCGCGCCTTGGTCGGCATCACCTACGCCGCCGGCGAGGGCGTGCTTGTCGCCCGTGATGGTGACGTGTACGGTAACCGCTGGCGCGACGCCCGCCCGGCCGTAGGCGCTGCCGGTGCCGATATCTCGCCTTGGCTGGACCACTGCGCGGCGCTGGTGCCTGAGGTCAGTGAGCGCGAGCATATCTTTAACGTGATGGCCTACAAGGTCCAGCATCCCGAGATCAAGATCAACCACGCGGTCCTGCATGGCGGCGATCAGGGATGCGGCAAGGATACGCTCTGGGCCCCGTTCATATGGGCCGTCTGTGGGCCGCAACTGAAAAATAGGGGTTTGCTCGATAACGACACGCTCGGGTCGCAGTGGGGCTACGCGCTGGAGTCGGAGATTTTGATCCTCAACGAGCTGAAAGAACCCGAGGCCAAGGAGCGCCGCGCCTTGGCTAACAAGCTCAAGCCTATCATTGCCGCGCCGCCCGACATGCTGACGGTCAACCGCAAGGGCCTGCACCCGTACGATTCGCTTAACCGCATGTTCGTGCTGGCGTTTTCCAATGACCCGGTGCCGATCACAATCGACAGTCAGGACCGCCGCTGGTTTTGCGTCTGGTCCTCGGCGCCTCGGATGGCACCGGACGCCGCCGCCCGGCTCTGGACCTGGTACAAGACCGGCGGCTATGAGGCCGTCGCCGCCTGGCTGCGCGCCCGTGACGTGTCGGCCTTCAACCCGTCGGCTGCGCCGGCTTGGACTGAATTTAAAGCAAACCTGGTCGAGCATGGCATGAGCATTGCCGAAAGCTACTTGGTCGAGATGATGCGCGCAAGGCGTGGTGAGTTTGCCCGAGGCGCCGTCGGTAGCCCATTCCATGCCCTTTGCGACCGCGTAGCGGCCAGCGCGCCGTCTGGCGTGAAGGTGCCGCAAGCTGCGCTCCTGCACGCGCTTAAGGAGGCCGGCTGGGTTGACTGTGGCCGGCTCAAGTCGCGCGCCAATGACACCAAGAAACACATTTTCTGCGCGCCCGACATGGTGCAGCATAGCCGGTCCGAATTGCGCGATCTAGTGGAGGAGCCCGCATCGCCGCTCATGGTGCGGGTGAAGTAAAGAAAAACCCCCACGGGCTTGTGGCCGGTGGGGGTCAAGACAGGAGTGGCAACTGCCTAGAGATCGAGAAAGACCACTAGCAGTGCCACCAGTATAACCGCAACTAGTCCTGCGACCATATCGCGCCTTCCTCGATCTGGCCTATTAAGTCGTTTCCGAGCAGGGGCAAAATGTCAACCCCGCCCACCTTGGCCGCGATCAGGTAAGCCGCCGGCGGGTATGGCGGGTCAATCTCGCTGGCCGTCTGGCCCGGCTCAAACTCCAGCTCGCAATCTAGCTCGATCTCGCCGTGGCGGTATAGGTGCGTTATGGTTCGCATGGCAGCTCCTCAACTTCAGGGATGGTCGGGTCATACATGGCCGCCGGCCGATCGGCGTGCTCATAGTCCACCTTGGCAAGGCTTAAATGGCCGTTCAGGGCCGCGTAGCGTGCCACATAGACCGACGTCGTCATGCCCGGATAAAACACCGGGTATTGGCGCTTGCTACTGTCATGCTTAACGTGACCCTTATCCTTGGGCAGTTTGCGCCCCTTGCGCCCCTTTGACTTGTCGATCAGCGCCAGTAGCTCGCGCGTCGGTTCGGCGTTTTCGGGTTTGACTGTAAACGTGGCTTTTTCGTGGGTGATGGTAATCATGGCGTCATGCTCCAAAAATAAAGGACAAAGGGCGCGCCGATCAGCGCGGCGAAGATGAGGGCAGCGAGGAAGTCGCGCAGCAGGCTAGGCCGGCGCACGGGTTCGGGCGTGTAGTGCTGTCTCATTCTGCGGCCTCCTCAAGCATGTGCTGCGCGATCTCGCGCCAGTTGACGTCGGACATGAAGGCGAGCGCGTAGTCGCGTGCGAGGCCGGGCTCGGACGAGCACTCGACGTAGTACTCTGCGCGCTCTTGGCAGGCTTCAGCGAGCGCGTACACGTCGTCTGCGTCGCTGAAGTCCTCAAGGGGCAGGCTGTCGAAGATTTCCAGATGGACACGCCAAGTGGCGTAGTTGGTCCAGCCGTTGTAGGTTTTGTCGGTCATGATGGTCTGTCCTTTACTTGATTGAGCGCGGCGCTCGGGCCGCGCGAGGGTTGAGGGTTAGATGTTGACGGTTTTGGCAAAGTTAGGCGCTTCGCCGGCGTAACCGGTAACGCGGAAAGAATGGAAGCCGGCGGCGCTAGCGGCGCTTTTGACGCGCTCAATGTTCGCGGCGGTGTTTGCGCCGTCTTTGAAGCATGCCAGCAGTTCTTCCATGTAGTCGCGGCGCTCGCCTTGGGCAAGGCCGTAAATCAGAATTTCTTTCATGGTTTGCCTTTACTTTACTGCATGGCGACGTTGCCATGTGCGAGATCATAAGAGATTTCCTTGCACAATGCAACACCCCTACAAAATAGTCGGGAATGGATAGCGTGGGGGTAATGCGTGGATAGCGTTTTTGACGTGGCATTGTCCACGTTCGCGCCCAATGAAAACGGACTATGTGGACAATGTGGACTATTAGTTTATAAGTCTAGAGAGAGATAAAAAATATACTGTATGGATATACAGTAGTGACAATAGGCCGCGCCGTCAGCCCGCGCCCCAAAGGGGGTTGACCGACTTGAAATCGATTGTCCACATGTCCACATTGTCCACAAACCCACGGGCCCACGCCCACGCCACGCAAGCCTTGCGCTTGACCGGCCATTGTCCACATTGTCCACGCGACTGCGCGCAGCCACGCGGCACGCAAGCCTTGCGACTGTCGGACCATGGTCCACATTGTCCACATGGTCCACGGCTGCCGGCCAGGCGGCGCGCGGCCAGGTGTTGCCGGCCAAAACCGAGGGGGGGGAGGGGGCCGGGGACCGGCCGGTCACGGCAGCGGAGGGACTGCACAAACTTTTTTATTTTTTGCAAAAGTGCTATATTCGGCCTATGTTCGAGACCCTGCCATATGAGCCGCGTCAGTTGCAAGCGACTGAGGACCGGCTGCATCGCATCTACAATGCTGCCAAGCTCGGCCTCAAAGGCGACAACCTGGCGCTGGCCGCAGGCATGTTGCCCAAGGAGTACGCCAGGCTCAAGCAGTTTGACGAGATTGCGGAGTACGCTGAACTCAAGGGCCGCGCCGAGGGCGAGCTGGAGATGAGCCACCTGCTGCACGACGCCGCAGCGCAGGGCGACGCCAAGGCGGCGCTGGCGATCTTGCAGAACGTCCACGGCTGGGTGGCCAAGCAGGCCATTACAGTAGATGTGAACCAGTCGATCAGCATTACCGCCGCGCTACAAGAGGCCGAGCGACGCGTCCAAGACGTTGTAGACGTGATCGAGAACAACCCGAGCCAAGTGCTACAACATGCAGACCACACGTTACAGCGCGCAGGATGAGCAAGAGTTGATGGCTCGGCTATGGAGCCCGGCCATCAAGGACAACCCGCTGGCGTTTGTGATGTTCGCGTATCCGTGGGGCGTCAAGGGCACGCCACTGGAGCACTTCACTGGCCCGCGCAAGTGGCAGCGCGAGGTGCTCGCGACTATGGCCGAGCACATCAAGAAGAACGGCGGCAAACTGGACTTCGACGTGCTGCGCCTGGCGGTCAGTTCTGGCCGGGGTATTGGCAAGTCGGCGTTAGTCAGTTGGATCACAGACTGGATGCTGTCCACGCGCATCGGCTCGACGACCATCATATCGGCCAACTCAGAAAGCCAGCTCAGGTCAATCACCTGGGCCGAGCTGACAAAGTGGCTGGCGATGTCGATCAACAGCCATTGGTTTGAGGTATCAGCCACCAGACTGATGCCGGCCAAGTGGCTGACAGAGCTGGTCGAGCGCGATCTGAAAAAAGGCACCAGATACTGGGGTGTTGAGGGGCGGCTGTGGTCGGCTGAGAACCCGGACGCCTACGCGGGCG